CTACACCAAGGATATGCAGACGCTTCGCTCTGAATATCTCAATATGGTAAAGCCAAAGGCTCAGGGTGGTTTAGGCTTGACTATTGCGGAAGCTCAGGACAAGTTCAATGCCGAGCATGGCTCACAAGCCATTTCCTATACAGTTTCTCATACAACCCAAGGTGCCGGTGGAGCTAACTTACCACTATCTAATGATACATTGACTTGGCTTAATCAGAATAAAACTCTTTATAACCAATTCCCCAACGGTTCTGCCTATCTTATCCCGCAGAATACGCAAGGCGGAGATGTAGCCCAGATTGAAAATAAGCTCGTCACCATGCACCTTCGCTCACAGGATACACCACAGCAATTCCTCAATGCGGTGTATTACGCAAAGGGTTGGGTTGACCTTGCTCAAGATTACAAGGATTATCAAGCCAGTATCGCTAGCGCGCAGGGCAATCGTTTTCAATTATATAAAATTTCTCAGGCTTGGAAAACCGTTACCGACGCTTACGGACAAAGCAATCCAATCTGGCTTGCTGAGTACAAGGATCCAACCAAAAGCGTTATGGCAAACCATGCCCTTTCAGATTTGCAAGCTATGCAACAACAGGGCAAGCTCAATGGCCCACAGGCTGCTGGCATTGCAGATTTGCTAGCTAGCTACAACGACTATCATGGACTGCTTGGGCAGCAAATGGTCAATGGTCGTAAGTTGCCAGGATATAACAAATTGCAAACAGCTTGGTATAATTATCTTGACCAAGAAATGACAAACAACCCAGCATTAACAAATGTTATTTCGGGTGTCTTTAGAAGGGTATCATAATGCCATTAACTACACCAGCTCCTAAAACACCGGCGGCATCTACGCCCATGCCCGCACCTACCAGCTCGCCTGGAACAAGTTCATATATGAAAATTTTGAATGGCAATGCATTGCCTTCTGGTGCGCCTAATACTAACCCATATTTCTTGCCTACGACAACCATCACTACTGACCTTACTCAGACTTCACAACCTGATATTGAGTCATTGGTTAATGCAACCATGCAACAATTGGTTGGCCGTAATGCTACCCCAGATGAGATTAAGCAGTATGGCGCTGAGCTTCTTGCTGCTGAAAAAGCTAACACTGGCGGATATACAGGCGTTACTACTTATCAAATAGATTCAGGTAAGCGCAATACCGCCATTGGTACTCAGCTATCCAAGGGTGTTGATGTCACAGCATTTCTTGAGAACCTTATCAACGGCACCGCTGGCGCTAAGGAATACAAGGCTGCTACTGGCTACATGCAGGCAATGATGAATTCTATGAACCAATTCAAGGGAGCGTATAATGGCTAGTAAGAAAAAGCCTGAAGTTATCGCTTCATTCCCTGGCATTACTGGCCCTACTACAACTGCTGGAACCACAGGATCCACAGGACCTGCTGAGACTCCAGAGCAAATCAAAGCAGACTTTCTACAAAACTACGGCGTACAAGCTGCGCTTATCGCTTCCGACCCTGAGCTTGGTTCGCTTTTCACAACTGCTGTCAGCCAAAACTGGAGTGCTAATAAGTGGGCTGCGGAGTTTCAGAATACCAACTGGGCTAAGACTCGCACACCAGCTCAGCAATCTGCTGAATTACAGCGCACATCTGACCCAGCAGCTTATTCGGAAGCATACAACAATGCTCGCCAGAAGCTCATCAGCACAGCAAGCTCATTGGGTATTAACCTTACTCCATCTCAAATTGGTCAAGCTATTGACCCTGCAAACTATAGCCAGCCTCATGCTTTAGACACCACTGGTCAAAACCTTGCTGAGTGGATTCTTTCTAACAACCCAACAGATTCTGCGCTTCAAGCGCACTTGGCTCAAGTTGGCAGAGTCAATGCCACACTCACCGGCGGACAAGCTCAGACAACTGCACAGCAGTTGAAGCAACAAGCTATGGACTTGGGCTTGAATAACATGACGCTTCCTGGCGGACAGGATTACTTCGCTCAGGCGGCACAAGGCATTATCGCTGGAACCACATCCGCTCAAGAGCAGAGCCAGTATTTGATTAACCAAGCCAAGACCATGTTCCCTGCTTATGCCAAGCAGCTTGATTCTGGCATTACGGTCAAGGCGCTTGCGGCTCCTTACATCAATACGCTTTCCAACTTGCTTGAGGTTGATCCTACAACTATCGACCTGTCTGCTCCTACTGGCTACGGCTCAATGATTACCAAGGCTTTACAGGGCAACGGCGACCCAAATAACCCAACGCCCATGACTGTCAGCGACTTTTCAAATCAGGTTCGTCAAGACCCACGCTGGCTTAACACTCAGAATGCCAAGGACAGCATTATGAATTCAGGTGTACAATTACTTCGTAACTTTGGATTGGTGACTGGCTGATGGCTAGAGATTCTGAATTTGGCGGCGATGCAGCAATCGAAGATACAACACCTACAGCACCAGCGGTAGATACAGCGGTTTACGCTCAAAATCCTAACACTGGTTATGTTGAAGGTGGAGCAGCTCCTTTAACGTCTGCTCAAATTGCAGCGGCTCCTGCTGGCGCTACAACCGCACCAACAGTTGCAGCAGCTCCAGTTGTTAGCCAGCCAGTAGCGGTTCCCGCTGCTCCTGCTGCCCCTGCCGCTGCACCAGTTGCGCCTGTGGCAAATGTAACCATTCCTCAAGGTACTGACCAAAATGCCCTTCAGATGCTATCGAGCCTTTTTCAAGGCTACGGATTGACCGGTGATATTGCTGGCGGAATTACAGGCTTGCTTCAAGGTGGCTTAACCTCAGATACTATTCAAGCAATTCTTGAAAGCCCAAATCCTTCACAGGCGCTTTCTGGCATGAACCTTACCCCTGCTCAGCAATCAGCAGCAGGCAACTTGGTTAGCTCATGGCAGGCACGTTTCTCTGGAAATGCTGCTCGTATTAAGGCTGGTCTTACACCACTTAGCCCAGCGGATTATATCAACACAGAAAATTCTTACAAGGCAGTTATGCAACAAGCTGGCTTGCCAGCAGCATCCATGGATCCTGCATACCTTGGTCAGCTTATTGGTCGTGACGTTTCTCCCGCTGAGACACAGCAACGTGTTAGTGCAGCCATGACAGCGTTGCAGTCAGAAGACCCACAGGTTATTGCTCAGTTGCAAAGCCAGTACGGTCTATCCACTGGAACCATTGCGATGCACTTGCTTGACCCAAGCCTTGCTTCCAATGTTATCCAGCAGGAAGTTACCGCAGCTCAAATCGGAGCTGAAGCGGCTCGTCAAAATGTTAACATTGCCTATGGTGGCACTGGCCCAATGAGTGCCATGTCGCTTGCTGCACAGGGTATTACCCAATCACAAGCAGCTCAAGGCTTCCAGAATATAGCTACGCAGATTAACCCATTGCAATCACTTGCTGGGCGTTATGCAGGCTATACCTCACCTGAGACAGTGGGAGCAGCTCTAGGAGCTGCAACCTTTGGTACTCAAGGTGCAGCACAGGCTCAACAAGAGCTTGAGCGTCTCAAGACCCAAGAAGTCTCCGCCTTTAGCGGATCTGCTGGTGCTTCCACCGGAAGCCTCGGCATGAGGGATACAAGCGGACAGCTCTAAATAGAATCCGTCACCACTGACCAGCATGGATGACGCGTATTAAGACTGGTAGTAGGAGCCAAGATACATTCCCCTGTGTAACTTGCGGCCTGCGTCTCAATCAACAAGAAAGGGAGTGCCGATATGGCAAACCAATACGAAGATGACGAAGACGACTTCACTGGCGAAGAAGTCCAACAGGATGCACCAGCCAATCTCCGCAAGGCTTTGAAAAAGGCTGAGCGTGAGAAGAAGGAACTTGCTGAACAGCTAGCACAAATTCAGTCAGACCTTCGGAATCGTTCCGTTAAAGAAGTGTTGGCAACAAAAGGTGTACCTGACAAGGTGGCGAAGTTTATTCCTGCCGATGTCTCCACACCAGAGCAAGTAGATGCTTGGCTTAATGAGAATGCTGATGTATTCGGATTTGCAAAGCCAGCAGATGCTCCTGCCAGCGAAGAAGAACAAGAGAATATCCGTTCGTATGACCGAATCAATGCAGCAACGCAGAACGTTGCTACACCTACCCGTGATGCTGACCTTATGGGCAAAATCGCAGGTGCTAAAAACATTGATGAGCTAAATGCGCTAATGGGTCAATCGATTCAACGCCGCCGGTAGCCCACAACCCAACCAATCGCACTAACCTTATAGAAAGAAGGTGACAACATGGCAAACGCTTATACAGATACATCGTCTGGCTCGCTCGGTACCTCACTCGTACAGACAGCCTATGACCGTTATGTTGAGTTTGCTCTCCGTGCTGTTCCTCTTATCCGCGATGTCGCAGACAAGAAGCCAGTACAACAGGCTATGCCTGGTTCTTCAGTAGTCTTCCAGATCTACACAGATTTGTCACAGAAGACTTCACCACTTTCAGAAGACGTTGATCCAGATGCTGTTGCCCTTGGTAACACCACTCCTATCACCGTTACTCTGAATGAATACGGTAACGCTTCACTTGCTACCCGCAAGTTGGAGTTGTTCTCACTCTCAGATGTTGACCCAGCAATCGCTGACATCATCGCCTTCAACATGGCCGACTCGCTCGACACTGTTGCTCTTAACACCCTCGTTGGTGGACCAAATGCTATCGCAGAAGTAAACGGCTCGCTCGTTTCAACCTACGCTGGTACCTACACCAACGGCACAACCCAGGCTTCAATCCTTGGAACCGACGTCATCAAGTCACGCGATATTCGTACCGCTGTTGCAAAGTTGCGCGCTAACAAGGCTGTTCCTCGCCAAGGCGAGTACTACTGGTGTGGTATCCACCCAGAAGTTTCATTCGACCTTCGCGCAGAAACTGGCGCAGGCGGCTGGCGTGACGACCATAAGTACTCCGAGACAGGCGCTGCCGAATTCTGGCCAGGCACCATCGGAACTTATGAAGGTGCAATGTTCGTTGAGTCACCACGTTTGTTCAACGCAGCAGATGGTACCGGCGCAACCGGTAACACAGGAACCTTCGGTGGTTCTGCCTACACCTACGGT